ATGGATGTTACGGCCGTATCGTATATTAAATAAGCATTAACCTCGGAGGCGTAAATGCTCACACTCACCCGTAAGAAAAACCAATCATTAATTATTACAACTCCCAATGGCGACAAGATCACAGTCTATGTGGTTAAGACTACTCAAGGGCTTACAATACTATCCTTAGAACTACCCTCGAAGAACTACGTGGTTGATCGAGGAGAGATTCATGCATATTTTGAAAACCAAAGAAAACTAGCTAAAGAGGAATTAAATGGAACGACTATCGCAGAAGCATAAGCTATTTGTTGAGGCGTATGACGGAAACCTTATCGAGGCAATGAGAGTCGCGGGCTATGAGGGCAGTGATATGTACCTTAAGCAGAAAGGCGAACTCTTGATGGAAGAGCCTTTAATAATTGAGGCGATCAAAGAACGCTCCAAGTATATCGCATCCCTTAAGAATGCAATAGCGACTAGGGAAGAGCGACAGTTACTATGGACTCAGATTATGAAAAATGAGGATCCATATAGAAAAGAGGAACTTGATCCTAACGGCGTACCGATACCTGAAGGTAACATACCTATTCCTATTAGACTTAAAGCTTCGGAACTTCTTGGTAAGTCGGAGGCGGACTTTGTGGATAAGGTGGATGTAACTCAAACGCTTACACTATCAGACATTATCCTTAAGTCCTATGATAAGGAATCTACTAAATCTATCGAAGACATCGAGGCGGAGTATTATAAAATGCAAGAGGACAAAGAGCTTCCTGCGCCGGAGAACTTAGATGATCTTATCTAATAGATCACTTCAGTTTCAGGAATGTTATCAGGGGTGCCAAGCTCCCACGAGAAATGTTCGGGTTCTGGATTATCGTTTCGGTAATCAGATGATTGTTCTATTTCTTCTTGCGGTTCTTGTTGGTTCCATGTTGGGGTTTGATAGATTGCCTGCAGAAGAGGATCGTATTGATAGAGACTAAATTGAAGTAAAAGTACAAACTGTATTAACTTCATTATAACATTGTACATACAAACAGGGACGGCGCACAATGAATGAAATAGGATTTCCAAACATTAGAAGATCACTCGGAAAACCCGTAGCTCTTCAGCCATCAGATATTACTAAGCTTTGGCGTCATCGACCTAAGATATTTTTTAAAGATGCCTTCGATGTGACACTCGATGCTTGGCAGGAAGATGTAGTAGATCTCTATATTAATAATCAGCGTATTGCACTTGTTGCCTCGAAGGGGCCTGGTAAGACATTTACCCTGGCCATGCTTGGATGGCACTTTTTCTGTACGCGCTATCAGCCTAAGATGGCAGCACTCTCCGTAACTAAAGATCACCTTATGGCAAACCTTTGGGCGGAACTTTTGAAGTGGAGGGCGCGATCTCCACTACTTGTTCAGTCTACGAACGAAGGTTTTAGTAAGATCACGATGAAAGGACACGAGGGATATTCCTTTATCGATGCTCGATCATTTCCCAAGCAGGCAGATGAATCGCAGCAGGCATCGGCACTTGCAGGTCTTCACTCAGATAACGTGGCATTCTTAATTGATGAGGCAGGTACAATTCCTGATGCGGTTTTAGCGACTGCAGATGCGGCACTATCGACAGGGGATTCGGAAACTAAGGCAGCAAAACTATTAGTGACTGCTAACCCAGAAGTACCTAAAGGTATCATATATCGTGCATATATGGGCAGATCTGTCCAGAAATGGGCAGTCTATACTATCTCAGGGGATCCTGACGATCCGAAAAGAGCGCCGAGGGTTAGTAGGGATTGGGCGCGAGAGCAGATCGAGACTTATGGAAAAGAGGATCCTTGGGTAATGGTGAACGTATTCGGTAAGTATCCAAACGTATCTAGTGATATGCTAATCACAGAGGCGGAGATACATGAAGCGCAAAACCGAGATGTGTCAGATCGTTCAACTAAAAATTCTCAGCATCGTTTGGGGGTTGATGTTGCACGTGGCGGTGTGGATAGGACTGTATTTGCTCGCCGTCGTGGCCTTAAATCTTACCCTCTTGAAGCTTTATCATCTGAAATTTATGGGCCAGAACTCGCCGGTAAGATTGCTTTTATGCAGCAAGATCAGCAGATCGAGCGCGTTTTTGTTGACAATACCGGCGGCTATGGTTCTTCTGTTATCGATAGTTTGTCGCTGTTTCCTAACCTTGATGTTACTCCGGTTGTCTATAACGCGAAGGCGCACGACCGCAGATATTTCAACAAAAGAACAGAAATGTGGGTTAGAATGAGGGATTGGATTAGGAAAGGTGGATGCCTTCCTAAAGATCCACAATTGGCCGAAGAGCTTATGATGCCGAAGCTTATATTCCATGGTGGAGTATTTCGCTTGGAAGAAAAGGAACAGATCAAGTCAAGGCTAGGTAGATCACCTGATAGAGCAGATGCGTTAGCGCAAACCTTTGCAGATGTTGAGCAGCCTAGTTTTTATGCAGATTTTTCTGGATCTTCGGCAGGATCTCAGGCAATGACAGATGAGGAGTTTATCGAGGAATGGAATCGGAGGAATAGGTCGAACTATGTATCCGATCATTCTCAGGTTGACAAATATTATAAGCCGTCGCCTAATTATAAAGCATAGGAGTTTTTATGGCGTTTAATATGTCCGGTGCTGCGATAACTGATGAAGAGCTAATGCAAACAACGACGGGTGCTTTTTCAGGTGCGGCGACAGGAGCAGCAATAGGTGCGGCAGGAGGGCCAATAGGAATGGGTGCAGGTGCGTTAATTGGCGCAGGCATATCTTTTCTAGGCGCAAGAAGTCAGTCAGCAGCTAGAGAAAAAGCTTTGAAAGATGCTGTTAAAGTTAGACGAAGAGCTACATTGACAGAAATGGGCGCAAGACAACAAGCTGAAAATATTGCAATGGGTGGTCTTGTAAGACAGCCACAGCAGTCACAGTCTTCAAATACTGGAATGTCAGGGCAAGGATTTATAGGGCAAAATTTACCTACTAACGCAGGAACTTTCTAGGAGAATATATGGCAGTCGTAAAAGTAAAAAAGAAAAAAATGCTAACAGCTAATCTTCCATCAGATACAGAAACTCGTCCAATGATTGGAGCTAATATCATGGGCGCGCAGCCAGTTGAGTCCGCTAAGATGGGGCCAATCGGAGGGCCAATACCTTCCGCAAATATCATGGGCGCACAGCCAGTACCTACAGCAGAATCAATGTCTCAGCAGATTGATACAATGGAAATGAGAAAGCAAGGATCTCAGCCTGCTGCATCTACAGTTGTTCAAACTGTTCAACCAGTTAAAGTTAAAAAGAAAAAGCAAGCAGGTATGAAAGCTGCCGAACCTAGTGAGCCAATGAGTCCGCAGACTTGGGCAAACATCGGTAATAATCCATCGGACTATCCGGCATATTTAGAAGCTTTTAAAAAGCAAAAGAAGTAAGCCATGA